TACTACCGTGGCTGTTCCTTCCCAAGAACCTCGATCAAACAGAATGCCGCTAAGGCGCTGAAAAGGAACAAGAGGATCCGCCGTAGTTACCCAGACTTCCGTCGTCTGTGCGTTAGTCAACCACAGCTTATCCGAAGTAACCAAGGCCTGTAGAATAGGGTCAGGAGATCTTTCCGCAGTAGCAAAGTCAAGAGGATCAATGACAGTTTCACCCGGAACGATCCAATAGAACCTGCCGACCGCGTTGTCTTGTTCTCGCTGAGAAGGAACGACTACGATGAATGAGTTCAAGTGTACGACAGACACCGCGCCGAGAGAGTCCGGCAATTCAATTTGGAACAGGAGCGGAGTGCCGTGACCAATAGTTGTTGGGTTATCCCACGCCATGCCGGCACCAGTCTCGGTCGTGACGACTGCGCCTGTGGGGCCAAGCACTAGGGCTCGAATGTACAGATTACCACCAGACCAAGAATACGATCTGGCCGTCGGATGTGAAGTTATTGCCGTGGAGTATTGAGTACCAGATACACCGCTGTCATTAATCGCATGAGCAAGGTTATCAATCGAAAGGGCGACAGAGCCGCCCAGCTGAACAAGCCAAGGATTAGCTGGAGTGCCGGCGGGAGTACCGGCATCTACTGAACCACTGGTAAACTTGTAGACTATTGTGCCGATTGTTACCGTGTCATTGTTGACAATCGTGGTGGCAAGTAGGTGTCCCCGAGATGGTCCGTTATCGGTGTAGCACCAAAGCACAGTCCCTTCTGCAATGAACAGATACGATGGCACTTCTGTCCCAATAGGAGCAGTCGCTGCCATGCTTGGAGAGCCCGTCGTAGTAGTACTGATCTGCCCGATGTTGACAATCGCGTCTGTATCAGGATCGACGCTGTAGAGATTGTTCTCACTAACTACAAAGAGCCGCTTACCAAAAGCGCCCGGAGCTTCGTATAGGGCACGGATAGGACCGACGCCTACATCAAGATACTTACGCCGCCCCGGTCGCGCAATAAGAGCCACTTCATTTTCATTTAGTACAGGGTTCTTTTCAAAGTACCGATTACGAAGAGCAATCTTAGGCTCTTTAGCAACCCTGCGGTTAACATCAGAAAGGCCTACTGAAATAGAAGACATTCTATCGCTCCTTACCAGCCGGTACTATTGGACAGGCCCCAGCGACCCGGATAGTCACCGAAGCCCGGCTGGTCCATATCAAAGTAGCGAGGATAGCCTAGCCGGCGCAAAGCCAGCGGAGAGGGAGAAGGCATGTATTGCTTGTAGCGAGCACGAAGCTGCGTCCTTGCGCGACTCATCATTTGCTGAGCCTGCTGGTCAAGCTGCAAGCCATACGAAGGGTTGATTTTCATGGCCAAGAGAACGATAAAGAAATCATCAAACTCTTCTGGGAAGGGAAAGACGTCCGTTGCAATCAACGGCGAGACCTTATGCCAGTTACCAGTGTCTGCCCGGAAAACCCACTCAGTTTCGACTTTGGCCGTATTGATCGCGACAGAGAGGGCACCTTCAATGCTACGCCCGTTGCCTTCAACAGTCAACGTATTAGCACCCAGCGTACCCACGGCATCGCTTACAGCAAAGCGTGCGCCATCGTCGGGCATCGGGTGTAGGTAGACAGTGAGATTTGCCGAGAGATTCACAGTGAGCCGCGTGTTAGGTGGGACGACCCATTCTACGCCGGGATTGGTATCCCAGAGTGGATACTGTGAAGGCCTCGTGATATCCACGCGACCCAGAGGAAAAGACTTGAGTGGTTCCCCGACTTCATTGCCGAGCACAGATTTTACAATGCGATTGATATACCGCAAGGCTTCAGCAATCTCGTTTGCACTCGGAACAGTACCGACTGCGATTAGGTTGCCTTGGCGAAATGCGTCGTTAATGATGTCGGAGACCAGTGTCATGCAGAATTAGACCTTAACAATTACACCGAAACCCGCCTTCTGAGTCGCAGGTTCCCGACCAAGGGGTTCCTTGACTCGGATATAGACGTTTTCAAGCGTGGCTACAGGCAATTCAAAATTCTCTCGCTGGACTGAGGTGTCCTTGCCAAAAGATAGCCCCTGAAAAGTAGCGGCTGGCGTAGCTGCTGCAATAGCAACGTACCAAGGGCTGAATGAATTGGGTTTGATAAGGCAATAGAGGGGAGCAGTGGCTACTAGAACCCAGCCATCCTCCGGTCGAATTGCAACGTCAGTGGTGGTAGTGGCCATTTACGCCTCCTTAGGCCTTGATGGCCGCTTCGAGTGCGTTGATCTTGGCTTGAAGCTCTACGCAGTATTTCAGAAGCTCAACCACGGTGGGCGTCGCGCTGTTGGCAATGGTCTGTGCGCCAGTTACGGCGGGAGCAGAACCAGTGGTATAGGTTGTTACGGGAGTAGTTGCCGAGATAGCAAGGATCTGCTTCTTACCAGCTACCTTCCGATTGACCCAAGTGTTTTCTTTTGAAGTTGGCACGGGAATCTCCTAGAAAGGCGGGAGGGGTTCTGCTTTGCTACGCAGAGCATAGCAGTTCCCCTCCCTATTGCGGTTAGCCGTTGATACGAACAACCTGATAACGACCGTACGGATTGACGTTCGCCTGCCACGGGATATCGGCACGGAACGAAGTCGCACCCGTATCACCGTTAGCGTACTTGAACGAACGCATCGTCAGCGGAACGCTCTTGAGCGAAACCGAAGCATTGTCACCCGACGGCAGCATCTCAAGATCAGCACTTTCGATGCGGATCGCCTGACGGCTGATGAGAGCACGCTGCAGGAACTGAGTGCTGGCAGCACCGTTAAAGGTGATGACGGCAGCGTTGGCAGGGATCGAGTCAACAGTGGCGTGAGCCGTGTTAACACCGTTGTCACCAATACTAGTTGCAGTGTTCGGAACAATGATCGCGGGAGAGACGGTCAAAGTGGCAACACCAGCGACGGCGGTTGCGTCACCGACCACACGGAACTGCTGGAGGCGGCCCGTGCTAGCCTGCTTGCGGTTGTCGTACTCGTAGACGCCAGCGATAGAGAAGACTTCACCATCCTTGAACGTCGCCGTAGCACCAAAGCCGTTAACAATCAGCTGCGAAGTCAGGAACAAACCGTTGGTGGTCGAGCTCTGGCAGACAGCGCGATAGTTCACGTTCTGGTTGGCACCGTTGACAGCACCAGCGACAGTACGGGTACCCGTGGTAAGGACCGGGAGCTGCTGGGTAAACATAACCGGGAGGCCGGCAATCTGCTTAAACGACAGCGAGGTCACAATACCGGTTGCCAGCGCGTCAGGAGCAGGCAGTTCCATCAGGTACTTAGCAAGCGAGGGCATGTCCGAATACGGGAGAACCGCGAAGATTTCACCGTCACCTGCGCCCTGCTCCTTGAGTCGAGCGTAGCCGGCAATGATGGGTTCAACCGAGTCAATCGCAGTACCGGGAGTACCGATCCACTGGTGGCCACAGAGAGCGGCAGTCGAGAGGATGTCGGAATCGACGCGGTGGCCGAGATCTTCACCAATCGAGCGGATACGCTCACTCTTCTTTGCAGCATCAAAGTCCTTGATGTTTGCAAAGTCGCTCCAGTAGTGATCCATGGTGTCGCCCTGATTGAGGGTGAACACTTCCGAACCAAACACGGTGTCCTGCTTACCTGCGGTCAGATCGGCGATATCACCGGTCCAACGCCGACGGACGTAGCGGGGCGGAACGTTTTCAATATACTTGAAGCCGTTCAGCGGGTTGATGCTCTTGTTGTTCTTGTTCCAAGTCACTAGCTTCGATGCAATCAGGGTATTTTCCAACCGAGCTGCAATCGCGTTAGTAACCAGAGCAAGCTGGGTTACTTGATTAGGCATTTACTCTTCCTTTCTATAGGACTTATCGGAAGTCCTTTAGCATTTTGTCATACAATGATCCGCCAGAGCGACCGCTGGTACCGCTGCCACGAGCCAATTTGCTCGGAGGCTTTGGGGCCGAAGTCGTTTTAATGCGGACGGGTTCTTCTTTGCCGTCGTCTTCGTAGAACATTCCGTCGAGACGACCCAGTTGGAGTAGAGCACGTTCGATTGGAAGCCGCGAGATCTTGTCTGCTTCGTCAAGATTGTCCGCGAGATATTCCATTACGGCAGGGCCATTTTCAAGCGTCATCAAGGTCTGGGCAAGAGCCTGCATATGTCGCGGGTCCGAGTCATCCAGCGCATCCACAAGGATCTGCGCTTTCTCACGAATCTTGGGTGAAGCCTTTTCAACTTCATCTAGACGCGTATTCCAGTTCTCGATTAGCTTCTGTTCTTCGGCCTGCTGTGCAGCAAGCTGAGCATACTGTTCATTCACCTTTGCTTCATAAGCCTTTTCGACGGCTCGGTCGAAGCGGTTGATATCCCGCATGAAGTTAGGGTCGAATGCACCAAGGGGATACTTGGGTTCTCCATCGGCATCCAGATCATTCTCGCTGGGCTCGACTAGGCCGAACTCATTGGGATTGATATCTGCCTGCTTATTAGGAGCTTCCTTTGCTGCGGGCTTTTCAAGCTGTTCAAGTCGGCGACGGAATTCTTCCTTCTCCGCTCGTTCAGCATCCCGCTCCCGTTCTGCTTTTCGCTGCTTAGCTACTACTTCTGCGATGCGTTCTTGCGCAGACTTTTTACCCTTGACTTTAGGCTCATCTTCTTCGACCTCGACGGTATCATCAGCATCTTCGCCTTCTTCGGGCTCAGCCTCTCCGTCGTCATCTTCGTGCTCCTTTTCAACTGCGGCCTTACCGTCAGCTGCTGAGTCACTACTGTCCTCTTCGTCGGTATCTACGTCTACGTTTGCGAGCTCATCAGGCTCGGGAGACGGATCGGCCTCCACTTTTACGTCACTTCCTGCGAAGTCACTCATGAAGGTATCGAAAGCGTCTGGTTCATTGGATGACATAGTTGCGGTCCTGTCCTACCGAAAGCCCTGCCTTGCGGCGTTAAAAGGCGTCTTAACGTGCTTTGGGCGAAGCACTAGACGGAGACCCTGACTGGGCCTGAGTAGCAGCCTGACGCTGCTGCGCAAGATTGTCATCGTGCTGACGCTCGGACAATTCATGCGATTTACGGCGAGCTTCGTCTGCGAGAGTCTCGCGCATGACTTGAAGCTCGTACTGATTACCATCGACCATATCGTCACTGAGGGCAGAAAGCCTCTTGGTGACTGCGTTATACCAGTCGATTTCTTGTTCTGTTGACTTATCCTCAAGCTGTGCCTGCAGGGCTTCGATCTGCTGCATCGCTGCCTGCAGTGCCTGCTGCATCTGCTGGGCTGCAGCTTCGATCTGCGGATCCATCCCCTCGTCTTCGCTGACAAGCTGTGGAGGCATGGCCTTCTTAAGGCGTTCGGCAAACTTCTCTGCTCCGGGCCAATCCTGCGCCTTGACAACAAGGTCGCCTGCGATTTCCATGAGCTGCGGCCAGACTTGGACCGCCTGCATCATTGCTTCGGCGGCTTCGACACGCCTCGTAGCGTAGCTAGACCCGGTGGAGATAGCAACGTCGTAGTTGCCCTTCGATAGATCGGCTGCTGCGGGATCGTAAGGATCGTTGATCTTTACAAATTTCGTGGCCTCGTCTTCACCAATGACACGTACGATACGAGTACCGTCGTAGATCTTGGGAATGAGCTGGTTAATAACGTCGCCAGCTTCCAGAAGAGCAGCGTTGGCGTTATCGTAATAGGTCAGCGACGCAATGTCGCCTTCCTTCTGCCTTGCGTTAATAGCCTTGCCCGATACTTCGTTGGAGCGGATACCCAACGATGCGTCGTGAATGCCTGTGACATCCTTGAGATCCTGTGCATTGACCTGTGCCTCCTGATGGAGAGCAAGGTGCGGAGCCGGCGGCTCGATGCGCTGAATATTCTGGCCGATGATCGCTTCGTCAGAGACCTTAAGCAGGGGATCCCGACTAAGATGTGCTGCACGAAACGCGTCTTCGTAACCTTCAATGGCCGACTCGGTAGCCAACCACTGAGCGTTAGGCGCGTAGCCCAGTTGCTCAGCCGCCTTAGACCGCCAGAAGTTACGGAGGCGAACCGAGTCCTTCATGAACCGGACTAGGCCATAGCGGACACGCCTTCCGGCAATATCCTGTACTCGACCCGAGACTCGAATGATCGGCACCCGGTTGAGCTGGAACTCGAAAGGGCCGGCAAGAATGGCATGGCCCGAGATGAGATGCATCTGGGCATAGCTGCAAGGAGCGACCCTAGTACGGATCGGCTGTCCCTTGTTCTGCACGAGATCTACCATGTTTTCAGCAGTGATCGTGTAGATAGAACCATCTGCAAACATGGCAATGATGCGCGGACGCTCAATCATACGCCAGTGTTCGGTGACCTTAACTGAACCGTCGTCATACCAACCAGCTGTATTCGTCATCGTAGCGATGCTTGCAGCCATCTGGCTGGGATCAGCATCAGGGAACTTCTGCTCGAATTCTTTCTTGGGCATCGTGTCATCCACGAATACCCGACGAGCGTCCCGGCCAGTGGGATCTACCGAAAGACGATCCCAGACAACCGAGAGTGCATCAGGGATCGGACGGATAACGATGTCTTGATCGAATACGTCGTCACGGGCGTACTCAGTCGTTACTCGGAAAGCGCCGTCACCGCAAGTCACACAGGACTCAAATGCGTCGTCATAGACGCGAGTGGCTCGGGACTTCATTTCAATCGCGCGAATCAAATCACCGCGAATAGAAGCAGTCTCGGTGTCCCCATCTTCGGCGGCAATGACTTTAATCGCGGCCTTGTTACTACGCCAGTCGCCTACGAGCTGAGCTGTAAACTGCGGGACGGTGTTGATGCAAAACGAAGGAAGGCCTTCACGCTCTGCAAGAACTACGGGATCCCACTGCTCGCCGGCAGCAAACTCCTTGTCTTCTAGGGCAGCCTGTCGGTTGTCTTGGTCTGCTGCAAGATCTAGGGCATACTCTTCACGGACGCAAGTCAGGTAGTCTGTGACCGACTCATAACCCTCAGGTACGTAGTCCTCGTCTACAGCAGTCTCATAAGACAAGTAGCCCGGCAGCGTGAACCCTTCCTCGACAAAATCCCCGGGAGTAGAGATCAGCTTGTTTGGGCCTTCTGCCAACTCTTCTGCCGAGTTGTCCGAGGTCTCGTATTCATCCATGGCCATTAAAGCATCCATCCAGTGGGCCTAGCGCGGGCCTCGTAAATACTGTCCAACTTGATTTCTCGGACAGCCTTTTGTTTCTCTGTGGGCTCTTTTCGAGGCCGGGCAGTGATCTTATCGAAGATCTCGGTTAGCCCCCAAACCAACGCATCCACACGGTCAGGGGAACCCATGCTCCCTCCGCGAATGTTATCCACGGAGAACAGACACATCTGGTCTTCAAGTTTATCAAATAGGCCGACATGATGTACTCTTCCTTGTTCGTACAGCGCCGAGATTGGCTCTGCACGGATGACCTTACCACGGCTGGCATGGACCAGTTTAATGGGAACTGATCGGTCCACCGCTTTGATCATGGAAGAGACCATTTCCCCGCCTTGATTCTTTTCGGCAATGATTTTATCGGCTTCCCACTTGCGGTACATACGGACTGCTGCCCGTGCCCACTCTTCGGGTTGCCCCTTCAACGAGGCGTCCTCTAGGACGTAGCCTCTTGCGTAACCGTCTGAGTCTCTTGCGAGGCCGACGACGACGATGCCGTGTTCATCCGATCCTTCATGAGACGAAGTAGCCGGATCGACGGCGACAAAGACGCGGATGAGATCTTCTGGAACATCTCT